CTTCAGCGGGTCAACCCAAAGCCAACGCCGGCCCCTAAATTCGTGCTCTGAGAACTTCTCAAACTTCGATGCCGGATAACCCCCGCTTACTTCAACTTCAAGAAACCTTCTCAGCCATGCAAGATACGTGGGGCTTTTGCAACTGCCAATCATCTGTTGTTGCATGACGCGCCACATGTCACGCTCTGACAACGTGCCAGCGCGCACAGAACCGTAATTGACTCCACTCCAATCGTTGCAAAGATTCGCATACTCGCAGTTGACCGCAGTCGCATAGTCGCGCTGATATGATGCCTTAAACGCAGTCGTTTCGCGGTTAGGATGTGCTGGCGTGTTTATCGAAACGTCCCAACCCTGCGGCAAAACCTCGCTTTGTCCGGCCTCTTTCGGTGCGGTCATCGCAGCAACCGTGCTTGAGTTTTCTGCGTCGCAAAGATTCGCAATTTCGCCTTCGCGTCCAGCGGGAGCGTGATACGTGCGCACCGTGCAATTCTCGTCAATCGCCGCCGCAAGCTCGGCCTCGTTCCACATTTCCAGCATTTTAAGCGTGACTAGACCGGCGTGACCGAGCGGCATACCGCGTGTCTGGTCTTCGTCTTCCTGCGTGTATCCGTGAATGATTCCGTAGCTTCCGTTGATCGAAGCTGGAACGCGCATCAAAGGCCCGTACGCGCCCATACACGTGGAATACTCTTTGACGGTATGCAAGTAATACGCAACTGGCCGCAAGCTATCTGCGTCAAGCTCTACGCCCATGCGCACGATGTTCCCGTTTGAAAGCCGCGCATCGTAACGCTCATCAACCGCATCTGGCCTGATTACGCGGATATCGAAGCCGTAAGGGTTATTCGCCGTCGTATCAAGCAGGTTGAAATACTCTCCGTCGCGTGCCCATGTGCGGGCGTTCAAGCGGTCAATCTCCGCCAACGTCTTGCGCCCGGTCGCGTCACAGAAAGCCGGATTGCTAGACCATCTCCAAAAATGAGTTTCCAGAAACTTGCTGGCCATTTTGTCGGGTCTGTATCCCGGCGTACCCGGCATACCGTCGTGTGGCGATGATTTCAGCGTGAACCCGTCACCAACCACATTTGTTGCCACAAGGTTAACAAACCGCCTATGGTGCGGGCTGTTCTTATACATGTCCCTTGAACGCGCCCGAACCGTCGCAAGCTGAGAACGGATATCATCATTGCAAAACCCGTTATCCCATTTCCAAGGCCCGAGCAGGTTGTTGACTTTTGCCGCCGCGAAAGCGCGATAACCGCCAATATTGATCGTGCGGCCTCTTGCGCTTTCTTTGCGCGTGAACCATTTAAACGGGTTTTTTACCATGCGAACCTCGGTGAAATGCGAAACGGCCCCGATCCTGTTCCGGTCAATTCGCGGTTGACTTCGCTTTGATAGTAGGATTTCAAAGAAATAAGGTCGTTAAGGTCGCGATACTCGATTGAGATATCGCCAACGTTGACGCGCTTATTCGGATTCGTGGCATAAGACGCAATTGCCGCTTCAACCGCCGCAAGTGCCGTCGAATAGCTGGACGTTGCAAGCGGATTAGGCGCAACCGTGAGATATCCGCTATCAACGCAAGCAACCTCGCCCGTGCTTGTGGTTGTCGCAAACGCCGCAAAATAGATGTTCCCAGCCTTCAGCGTCAAAGACTGTGCCGCCGTCACGGTCAAAATAAAGCGCGTTCCGTTATCGGTGCAAGTCACCGAAAAAGGCACGGCGGCTTTGAACTGATAAACGCACGTCCGCCCGGTTACTGTTACGGTTGCCGGAAGCGTGGCCGTGAATGATTCGCCAGCCGTGATCGAAGTAGGCAATATAGACAGTTCGGTTGCCATGCCTTATTTTTGGCACAGTCAACCGAACTTGTAAATAGCTATTGTAGATTTTGTTTCTATCAATAGACTATTGCAAAGAGTATTTCCTTTTTTCTGCGTCCGTCATGGGTGCCGCGTGATATTGCGACCGGCCGCAATGAGCGCACCTTCTCCAACGGAACATTTCGCCAGTTGCGACGTTTGGGTGAGTTGTTCCGCCAACCCTCCATGTTGCGCAACCGCACTTAGGACATACAGGACGCGTAACGCGAACAATTGGCGTATGGTCGAACGCAACATCCTGCGCATGTGCGGTAATAACCGGATCGCGGATTGACGTTTGCGGTTCGCGTGTCGCCGTTTCAATCGGATACTTTTTGTGTCTTCCCATGTTAGCACCTGTTTTGCGTCGGCCTGCTTGAAAAGTAGACCGCACGTTTCTTTTTTACCTCTGTGTTTTCGCCCGAACTGATCCCCTCCGCCGCAGCCAACGCCCGCAGCATCGCAAGGCAGTCGCCGTAGTCGTCGCTACCCGGAGCGCGTACCCAATCGTATTGCTGCCCGCGAAATTTCTGAACCATCCCCATGAATGACCGCGTTGTGACCTGCTGCATGAACTCGCTGGAATGATTGCCAGTGTAAAGCATGCACGCGCCCGGTGCGCCTGGTGTCGCAAGCCATGCCCGCATTTGCTGGAGGTTGTGCCAGTCCGTATCCCATGCCAACCATTCTACCGTTTGCTGCTCTACCCTGTCACGCGCCAAATGGCAGGCTTCATATTGCCGGATAGCCGTCTTGTGTTTCGGGCTGTATTGCTCGCTTGACCATCCTTCCATGCCGATAGCAACACACCCGCAATTGGGTAGCGGAATACGCGCATACCGCAACGCCTGACCGCGTGTCACGCCCTTGGTGTACCAGCCCCTCGCGTCATAACCAAACTTGGTGCATCTGTAATCAGCTTCCAGTTTCAGGCGCAGCTCATTCAGCCCGGCGTAAATGATCGAGACCTGTTGGCTCGGTGTCGGGTCTGCAGGCATTGCCAGCGGGTAAATGCCATACGCCATAACGCCCTCGGTCTGGTGCAGCCCGAACCCGGCGCAAACCCATGTTATTCGCGCCCCTAGCCTCGACGTTGTGCCGGGATTGATGTCAGCCGCCGCCAATATCCTTATTGTACCTTCCGGCGCGGTGCCTTTGGGCGGCCCGATTGCGCGGGACAGCACGATCTCCGGCGTGACTCTTACCGCCGCCTCGGTCTGCGGGTCTAACGGCTTCTGCTGCTTCTCCGCGTGGAACGCCGCCTTGCCCATCCGGTAATATGATTCCATCACGCCGCAGAAAGCGTCCGGAAACTCGCGCTTGCCAGCGTACACGCCGGGCGCGGAAAGCCGAAAACCTTTTGTCAACGTTGCCCTGTTCGCTTTGTGGTATTGCCGATGCTTTCCCTTGCGCTTGTAGAGTTCGTGCCACACCTCCCACATTTTAGCAGTCGCACCGTTGCCATCCTCCCATCCATCTGGCCACTCCAACACGCAAGGGACGCGGATAGAATGCCAGTTTTCAGCGGCCAGATAATGCGCCATCACGTCATTCGGCGCAATGCAGTTGCCGGTCATCAACATGGGCAGCTTCACCCCCGCCTCACCCATGCCTGCTACGTCTCCGTCAATAATCGCGATTGTGTCCTGCACCATTACCGGAGATTTTGCCACGTCACGATCTTGAACGTCGTCGAGGATTACCGAGGTCGGACGCAGCACCCGCCCATCCGGCGTAGGATGGTTCAGCCCGCGCGGGTTGCCGTTGATCGTTGCCGAACCGATGCACCCCCGGCTGTCTGGCAGTATTATCATGCCATCGCATATCGCCAACTGCGCCCCCGTGGGCTGCCCGTCGTTTGGCCCTCCCTTCCATACCGTGCTCGCCAAGCGTTGCGACACGCCCCGCGAATGGGCGAACGGTGCGCAAAACTCCGGGTAGTCGGCGAGCAGAAACTGGTTGAAACATAAGGCGTTTCGCCAGAACCGGAACGCCCGCTTGACCGCGCTGGCCTGCCACGGCACATAAGCCGGAAAAGGGCTGGTGCCGGAGAACGCGTCAATGACGGCTAGAGCCCATTCGATCACACTTTTTCCAATACCGCGCTCTGCCGCGACCGCGAACCTTCCGCCTGACTGTATAGCCTCCGTAGAACCGTTGATGATAGCGAGGTGCGGCTCCTCGAACGGCCTGAAAAACACGCCCGCGAAATAGTGCCGCAACCACGCCGGGCGGTTCTTCTCCAGCCTCGCCCTGCGCTTCGGGTCTGCGCATTCGCGCCATTCAACCATCGAGTGTTGCGCATGATGCTGATACACGCGGTCGGCTACAGACTTCGGTCCCCTTGCTTTCCGCGCCGCCTTTTCGAGTTGCCGTCTGACCTGCGCCTTATCCCATGCCTGCCGCTCGCCCTCGGTCATGCGCCTGCCGATAGCTGCCTCGGCCTGCCGGACGGTCACGCCGGATTGCGCAAGGATAATTATGCGGTCTGTTGATGGGTCAGGCATGGGTTATAAACTCCATGTATTTTTTTGCAGCTTTTCGCATTTGATCCGGAGTCAGCAAATACTTAATCCGCCAGTTAGCAGCGTCATGATCACCCCATCCGCGCCGTAATTCCGGTTCTGTTGCCGCCATGCTTTCGCACGCCCTTTTCATACGCCCCTTGTATTGCGCCGGTGCCACGATTTGAACTCGTCTGGTAAACCCCGGACCGTGAAAAAACCAGCGGCGGAACTCTTCAAACCGCTCCCAATACGAATCGGTTAACGGCAACACACACAACGGAGCCGCGGGTTGCGGAATGAATGCGTGAAAATTAATCATAACGACGCCTTTTGTAGCTGGCCTAACCATATCTACAAGATCGCGCAATTCAAGCCAGTCGGATTCGGTTTCCCCCGGCAACCCGGCAATGAAAAACCATCGCACCCCGACGCCGTTTGACCACGCCCGCAGCGTCAATGCAGATAAATCTTTGTTTGAAACTGGTTTTCCGACAGCCTTGCGCAAACGTTCAGACACGCCCTCAACGCCCAATCGAATGCTTTTTGACCATGACCGCGTGATTGGTCTGGTTAAAAGTCTCTCCACGGTTGCGCTAACAAATTCTTGTTGTCCTAGAATTGAGTCATAGTCATCCGCCGCCCCGTCATTTGTTATGACGGCTACTTTATGGCCTGATTTTTTCAGTCCAGTTATCTGAGAGACCATCAGCTTGGGGTTCGGGTTTTGCTGGTACTTTTGCTCCCATCCGGTCTGACAGAAAAGGCATTTGCGTTTGCATCCTCTAGCGCCGAATACTCTGATGGTTCCGTCTGGATGGCGTAACGGCGGAACGTCCCACGGAAACGCAGTTCCTGGAATAACCTGCCGCGTTTCGTTCCAGTTCCAGCATTCAGGAAGTTTCCGCGCTGCTTGCAACCCATCGGAAAACATTGTTCTGATAAAGCGCTGCCCTTCTCCAACGCATACGCAATCGCACAACCCGCGAAACACGGCCGGCCCCCACGCACCGCCGCCGCCCAACACGACGGGGATGCCGTCCGGTATCAGTTTTTTTACGCGCCTGACATCGGAAACGCCCTGTTGACTCGACACAGTAACAAGCGCAACGTCGGCAGACTCCACCGGAACAACGCTGACTTTTGCTCGTTGCGCTTCCCATCTTAGCCACGTTGCGGCTAACCCATGAAACTTTGTGTCCTTGTAATTTGCGTCTATGATTGCAACGCGCATAGCATCAACTCCTCGAGCGTCTCGTTTATCGGCGTCCCTTTTGTTTCAAATCTGCGGTAGCATTCATGGCATATACGTTGAGCGGTTTCAACAGTTAAGCGGGTTTCCATAGGTCCAATACGCACAGGCGCTGCCCCGGTTTTTTTGCATGATTCCCATGTTGAACCCACGCCTTGCCCATCGCGTTCCGTTGACGTGTCACCAAACGGTTCAACATGAAACTGCGTCATTAGCCGCTCAATCTCCGCCTCCACATACCCGGTCAAGTCCATGTCGTTCGCGCCGGTGTCCAATTCTTCCAACAGGTCTTTAATGATCGACATGTCGCGCTCGGCAAGTTCTGCTATACGGTTATCGGCGATCATGTCCTGATATTCCGCAGCCTCGCTTTCGTAGTCCTGATACTCCACCGGAACATGTGTAACGCCGAGTACACGCGCGGCCATCAGCCGCCCG